AGACAGCTACCACGGTGATGTCGATTAGCCAGGGACACATCAAACGAAACCCTGATGACCTTCATGCTGGTGTCAACGAATGGAAGACCAGCGAGTGGCAGACCCAGATAAGTGAGGATCTCAGGGAGATACAGGATCAGGAAGACCCAGTGCTGGTTGCCGAAGAGCCCAGCGAACGTGGACCTCTTGGTCTAGTACCCTTCAGTCATAAGGAATGGCAGGAAGAAACTCAAACAGATAGCGTCGAACAGTACTGGGGTGACGCTTTTGTATTTAAGAACAGCAGGATTCTCTTACTGGGTAAACCAAAGATCGGTAAGTCTAATTTCCTAGGGGCGTTCGCGGCTGGGGCTACAACAGGCACAGATTTTATGGGTGTGCCATTCGTTAAACCTCTCAAGGTGATCTGGTTCCAGGCAGAGATCATCAAAGAATTCCTGAAGGATCGGATCGAGACATACTTCAGGAGGTTCGGGGATGATGAAGACATGGTACGCATGGGGTACGACAACCTCATCGTGTCGGGCCGGTTAAGAAAGAACTTGATGACCGACCAAGACATCCAAGCGTTCCACGAAGAGATACAGTTTCACAAGCCTGACCTCATCATGATTGATCCCATCATTAACTTCTTTGATGGCGAAGAGAACAGTAACACAGAGATCCGTAAGCTGCTTGATCGGGTGGATAAGCTTGCAGAGATGAACAACTGCGCGGTCATGCTGGCTCACCACACAGGTAAGGAGAGGGCAGATGATAAGACTTTCATGTCAGCCCGTGGTGGATCCGTATTCGCAGGATGGTTCGACAGCGGTATCAAGCTGGCCGGGGAGAAACCCAATGTATCCTTCTACTATGAGGCGCGTAACGCAAAAGATCCTGATGAGCACCTCGCCTTCTTTGATTTTGATCTAGGTGTCTGGACGATCAGCGACCTTGGCAAGAGGCAAACGAAAGTTGTATCTCCAGAAGATGAGGTGGAGATAGCAGGCATCGTGTTAAAAGGAATGAAGGTAGATACCTATTACAAACGTGCTGATCTAGAGCTTGTCGCTAAGGCTCAGTTGCGTAGACACAACAAGGCTAATGGACAGAAGGCATGTCGAAGTGCTGTCAGCTATGTGCAAGGAAACCTAGGTCATAAGGTGCTGACATTCAGTATCCCAGGCCAAGCGATGTGGCACTACCTAGCGGAATCAACCGCGCAAAAACCATGGGAGATAGAGTGATGGATCGTTGGCCCTCTTATGTACCGAAAGAACACAGACGTTCATGGGTGTCTTTAGGAACAATAAATAAATGGTTTACAGTTGGAGGTTTGCAGGCATTAAGCTACATAGTAAAAGCGGAAAGGTCTGGCAATCCCATAAGACATAACATTCACAATGGAAGTAAGCGTTACAGGGTTTTGGATGTGATAGCCCGTGCCAGAGCAGAGTGCATGGAGATAAATAAAACAGGTGTGGCGCTTGAAAAAGAAGCCTTACTTAATCTATCTAATGCTCGATCAAAGTTAGAAAAAGAAGTTCAAGACTTAAAGTCAAAGGCATCTCATGAAATTAAGATGAACTTATTAAGCGATACGTTGACGGGTAAATACATGTTGGATGTCAGTGAGATTGTTGCTAAGTCTGCGCCGTTCAAATCAAAGTGTGGTGTTTATTTTTTAATTCAAGACGATCAAGTGGTATACGTTGGTCAGTCTGTGTCTGTAGATACAAGAGTAAGAGATCATGCAAACAACAAGTATGCTGTCAATGTAAAGGTATTTGATCGTTACGCTTACATCCCTTGCGAAAAACATCAATTAGATGTACTGGAAAGCTTATACATTCACGCCTTAAATCCCAAGTATCAAGGCAGGCAATCATCCCAAAGATATCCTGCCGCACCTTTTAGCTTTCAACAACTTACGAATATGGTTAAGCATTAGCACACCTCATTAAATATTTATTTAACAAAGGAGAAAAGCACGATGAATATATTTACACAGTTTAAAAATTGGGCGGCAGGAATGTATGAAACATTTCGGCGTAACCGCCAGGGTTTTGATGTTGTCAGAAAGATCAAGGGTCTTGATCGGAATGTGGTGACAGAGAAGATGTTGCATGAACTCAATGAGTTTATGGAAGAAGAGGAAGACCAGAAAAAGTCTGCTCAAAAGGTTCAAAAGGTCAAGCAATCTAGGGATGCCAATGGCAGGTTCACCTCCGATGCGGGTAGTGATGAGCGGTATCACGGCAAGAACGACAACAGAATAGAGAGGCCATAGGATGAAACTTACTAACAAGAAAAACATCAAGCAGGATTACATCTACAAGGCGAAGGTGGTCCGGGTCATCGATGGTGACACGATTGATATCGATATCCCTATGGGGTTCGGCATCACAAAGACTAAGCAGCGGTGCCGATCACATGGCATCGACACACCTGAGTCGAGGATCAATACAAAGCGACAGCCTGAGCGGATCAGGGAGAAGGAGATGGGCCTTGAAAGTAAGGCGAGGATGAAGGTTCTCTGCGGTAAGGAGGTGTACATCGAGAGCTTGGATGGGGGTAAGCTCGACAAGTACGGGAGATTGTTGATCAACCTGTATACCCTGGATGGCATCAACATATCAGCAACACTAATCAATGAGGGGCTGGCAATTAAATATGATGGCGGGAGAAAGAAATATGTCTGGGTATGATGCAGTAAACCCAAGTCATTACAAGCAGGGCGATGTCGAGTGTATCGATGCGATCAAGGCAAGCATGAGCGCGGAGGCATTCAAAGGATACCTGAAAGGTAACAACATCAAGTACCTGTGGCGATACGAGGACAAGCAAACAACTAATCAGCTTGAGGATTTAAAGAAAGCGCAGTGGTATCTCGATGAGTTGAAGAAGATTGTGTCAAAGGAACGAAACCTATGAGTGAAATGGATGTGGACTACGACTTTGATGTCGAGCGTGAAGAAAAGATTAGGCTACTGGAGGCAGCAGAAAGTATTGCTAACTCTCTGGAGCGGATAGTTGAGATGGTAGAGAAAGGAATAGAACAAGATGTTTAGTAGGTTCAAAACAAGAATCAAGAGCACACTAATTGGTAAGGTAACGGAACGAAAAGCATGCCGTGGGTGCGGTACAACAAGACCGGATGATTTCAGTGACAAGGCAGTACTGGAAACATCCATGTGTCTTACCTGTAATCGTACCCCCACTGAGAGCGCAATGTTCACCGGCATAAGGGATGATAGGCGCAGGCTACATGATCTCATGAGGCCAGCGAAGAAGTGGATAGATAAGGAGGTGCCGACGATACCGCCGCATAACCCATGAAATGTCAGGAGCCGGCTTTTGATATCAATAAAGATGCCCTGAGAGGGATGAAAAAGGAATTAAACATCCCCCTTCAGAGCAAGATCCCAGGCCGGAGAGTGCAGCCTAACGGAGTACAAGGATCGAGATAATCTTAGCACAAGTATAGCGGGTGATGTCCAGAGTAATGATGAAGGAGATAGTAGGATGGGTGATAGATGGGTGAGGGTATGATCGCAAGCGTGGTGACGATGTACCTGATGACAGGATGGGGAACGTGGTTAGAGCACTCATCATACGATGATATGAGGCAGTGCATGGCTGTCGAGGAGAGCATAAGACAGGAGGTTTGGTACGAGAAATTCAACACAATCTGCGTAGCTTTTTATGAGGATCAGAGTGTCGCGGATTTATCTTACGGCGGAAAGTTAAAGTGATTTCGAGGCAAGAGGTAGGTGCAATCGGGGCCGAAAAAAATTTTGCGCCTACCCCCCTTTTGAAAAATAAAGTTCAACGATATCAAGGGTTTAGGGGTAGGTGCAGTAGGTGCAGCGTTGCACCGCCTTGCAAGCGTTGCACCGTCCTCTACAGCCCAGTAAAAACGGGTAGGTGCATAGGTGCACATGGTGCATCCCTAAAGGGAGAGATATATATATACATAATCTCTACCACACTCCTCTAGGTTGGGAAGGGAAAAAAAAGAAAGCGAAAGTTAAATTAGGAGATTTTAAGTGAGCGATGTGAGTGATAAGAAGAATCAAAATATGCTGATGCAGCCTGAGGAATTTGCAAAGAGAGGTTTATCCAGGAAGAAGCGATTGTCTGAGAAGCAGGAGAAGTTCGTGCAGTTTTTTGTCTACCACGACCTGACCAAGAAGGAGTGTGCTCTCAGGGCTGGATATAAAAGTCCAAGCGTAGCTGCCTCGACCATGCTACATGGTGTGCAGTTCAGCCATGTCCAAGATAGAATCGCGGAGCTAACAGAGTCCAAGCAACTGAAGTACGGCATCACCTTTGATAAGGTATCAAGGGATCTTCAGATGATTAGGGATGCAGCATTGGAGGA